TTATTTTACCATGGGCTCCTCATGTTTGGGATCATCACTGGTATGACTGTACTGCTTAATCTCGCCGTTGTTAAAAATGATATATTGGTACTTCGCTTCGAGTTCATCCGCGAATGTTACTGAGGCACCGTAAGGTGCTTCAGAACTTTTTGAGGAGTAAGTACCTTGTACTTCGATAAGCTGTTCGGGTGAGTAACCTTTCTGTTCAATCAGGTAAGTGGTTACCTGTTGTTCAGCATCATTTTTCTTGAGCGGATTACCAAGCAGTCCGAAGTAAGCCCAGCAGGATATCCCGAGTATAAATGCTAAGATGACAAGTGAAGTGATCTTGAATGTTTTACTCATAGGTATTTCTCCTTCTTTTACGTAAGCGACAATGAATTTGATAATGAAATTTTAATATATTTGGATAAATTTATCAATTAATTGATCTTAAAGCTTACTTAGGTATTCTTTAAAATGATGATTCCAGAATCGTCTTTTTTCCACCCGAACGTCTCCCTTAATCGCACCGAAGTCGTACGGAACACCATCCGCGCTAGGAATGAAAGGGTGTAAGATTGTATTATCGGATCAATAACAAGGGACGCACCGAAAGCACATACGCTAATGTACAGACCGGCCAGGTGGCCGGTCTTTTTGATGCGGTGAATGTAGTCCCGGTACTGGTTCGATAGCAATACAGACTCTGAGTTAAAAGGGGGAGTCTACTGCTGCTGCATTGTCGCTGCACGGTGTGGGCAGATCTCAAACTTGCAGCCAAAGGGGGCGAAATGAATGTGTCTATGAGAAATGAAATTAGTACTGTCATGAGCACCGGTAAAATGAGTAAGCTCATTAAAAAAACGCTGAAACAGAAGCTCGCGGTACTTGTTCCAGATTGGGACGGTCGTGTGCTGGATGCACCTGCGTCAGGCGAAGTTTTGGCCGGGCCTTGTGCAGTGGTTGTGTTTGCCGAAGAAGTGCCGAAGTCTGCCTGGGCGGGATACCGACGGATCATCAAAATCTCCCCATACGCTCGTCCAGAAGATGGTGGCGCTGAACAAGTGGAAGCTTGGTCAGCCCATCTAATCGAAGGGTTACACCAGGTAAGGCTCGTGGATGAAGCAGGTGAGGCCTTCACCTGTATCTATCTGGGTTCTTCAGATAGTGACCGGGTGGATGCAGGGTCTGGAATGCTTACGCGCAGTCTGCGGTTTGGGGTGTATGTTCCTGAAGACTCAGGAACTGCTGTCACTGAAATAGGGGATGCGTGGCTAGCTGCGCTTCAAGACTGGACACAGCAAGAGCTTGGCTCGAACTGGTCGGTATATGGTGATGTCTGGCCTGGAGGATATGAGATGCCGTCTGTGTTATGGCGATTGGCCGGATGCAGCACGTCTGTGGCGGGCACTTCGGCATTGGAGGTTCGACAACAGTGGATTGGGCATGTGCTCACCGATCATTCGGTGCTAACACGGCAGACCGTTACTTGGTTGGCCCGGCAACTTGCAGTGCAATCTCGTCTTGCCGTCACTGAAACGGGTGGCGAAGAGCACGAAGGTAACACACGGTATGTGACGGTGGATGAGGTCACGGCAGATCTGCAGACCGATGCGTATCTGAACGGACAGATTCGCCTGACGTTGCAACAGCGGATTCGTCGTCCTGGTACGAATGTACCTTTGATTCGTGAGATTCACCATAGCAAAGGTATGGAGTAAACGTTTAGTCGAGAGGAACCTTCTATATAAGGGTGGTTCCAGATTATAGCTTTGAAATGATAGATGTAGCTTCAACATTATAGCTTCAAATTCATAGGTTCATAGGATCAAAAATTCATAGGTCAAGTTTAAAGATCATCGTTTAACGAATTCATTAGTCCAACAAATGAGGTGAGATGGCAATGGCAAGCTCAGTGAAAAAAAGCAAACAGACAGCCCAGCGGTATACACGGGCAGAGCTGATGAATCATGCAGAAGCCCTCTTTGCCGTTAAGGCAGAGGTGCTGTACGGTGCGCTGTACGAAGCGGCGCAAGAGACGTTTTCCATAGAAGAAACGCAAGAACGAATTAACCAATTTATGAAAGCGAAGGTGAAGGGATAATGGCAGGTGGAATTTGGGAGCAAACAAATCGTCCGGTCCTTCCGGGCTTATATATGAATTTTCAGGCGGCAGCATCTTCGGCCATTCAAGCGGGTACGCGGGGAACGGTCGTGGTACCAATCAAGGCCAACTGGGGTCCTGTGGGGACTTTTGTTGAAGTAGGGAGCGAAGCGGCGATTGAACGTATCTATGCGGCGAATGTGCTGGATAACGGTACGGCTTATACTTCCTTGAAGCTCGCCCTGTTGGGTGGGCCGAAGAAGTTGCTCGCTTATCGGGTAGCAAGTGCTGCGGCCAAAGTAGCCACGCTTACTTTGAAGGACAGCAGTGATGCCAATGTGCTGCAACTGGATGCGAAGTATCCGGGAGATCGTGCAAATGGATTCTACGTCACCATCCAGCCAGGTGTGATTGATAATACGAAGCATGAAGTGCGTCTCTTCGAAGGGAACCGGATGTTGTATGCGCTCCTGACAGCGGATATTACAGCAGCTTCTCTGGCAAAAGAGATTAACGCGGATGAACAAAATGTCTGGGTAACGGCTCAGGCGATTGGCGATGGTACTGGCGTGGTTGCTGCCGTTGCGGGTGCGGCATTCAAAGGTGGCGTAAGTGGCAACGATGACCTGACCAATGCAGAGTACATTGCTGTACAGGGTGCGCTGGAAGGGGAGCAATTCGACGTCTTGGCTTTGGATCAGGCGGCTGATGCACCTCTGCTTGCGAGTTTTGCGGCATGGGTGAAACGTGTACGTAGTGAAGGTAAACCGGTGGTGGCCGTATTTGGCGGTTCCGCAGCAGACGATACCTCTGCTACAGCAGCACAAAAAGCAGCAGCACGTTCGCTTGCGCTGAACCATGAAGGTGTGATTAATGTCGGTACAGGCGTGCGCCTTGGGGATGCATTCTACAGCTCGGCGGAAACATCCGCCTATGTTGCAGGTCTGATCGCCGGACAACGTCTGAACCAATCCACAACCTATGCAGCTACTCCGTTCGATGATGTGACACGTCGCTGGACGCGTGCAGAACAGGAGCAGGCGGTACACAATGGCGTATTTATTTTCTTCCATGATGGACGTCAGGTGAAAGCACTTCGCGGTGTAAACACACTGGTAACGCCAGCCGCTGGACAGAATAATGCGTGGAAAAAAATCCGTTCCATTCGTGTGTTGGATGCGATCAACACGGATTTGCAGCGCTCCGCGGAAGATACGTACATCGGTAAAGTGAACAATACCGAAGAGGGTCGTCAGGCACTGATTAGTGCCATGAAGGCCTATTTGGCGTTGCTTGCACAGAGCAATGTGATTGAAGCCGACGGTTATGATGTCATTCTCGACCCGGCGTATTATGGTGCAGCACCAGTTCTTAAGCCGGAAGCGGATCAGGTATTCCTGCAATGGAATGTGAAGCTGACGGATGTGATGGAGCAGTTGTTTGGTACATTTTACGTGCAATAAGGTTGTGTGAAAGGAAAGAACCGTTTTCTAGAATAATTACTACACGTTGAACTGATGGTTTACACGATAACGGAGAGGGCAGAAAAAATCTGAAGAAGCGAAGCGCTCGCCTTTATCCACCGGATTTTCCCTTTATTATGAAAAGGAATCAAAAAAATCTGGGGATAACAGCGATCGGAAGATTGTTCTGACTGCGGAGTTATACCGTGTAATATTTATTAGTTCAACGAACCCAAGGAGGAAAATATATGTTGGATGCGTCAAGAGTAATTCTCGGTACCCATGGTCAGTTGCATATCGATGGTGTGTGGCAGACAAACATTAACAAGTTGGAAGCGAGTGTGGAGATTGAAAAGCGTGAGCTGAACCTGGTCGGTAACGACTGGAAGGTGCACAAAAACGGCACGAAAAAAGGAACAGGCACGATGACGGGCTACAAAGTCACTTCCGATATGATCCAGCGCGGCTTCACCAAATTTGAGATCATTTCCAAGCTGAACGACCCAGAATCATATGGACATGAGAGTGTATTGCTGAGAGGTTGCATGGTGGATAAAATTCAGCTTGCCAACTGGACAGCGGGTGAGGAAGTACCGGAGGAAACGGGCTTTACGTTTGAAGGATTTGAATTGCTGAATCCGATTGTGGCGAACTAAACTTTCAAATAGGCAAGTGATTGAGCTAGTTTGCTCAAGCGTGATTGCATAGTTACTTCATTAATAATAAGGGCACCATTGCAGGCCGAGATGATCTCGGTCTCTTTGTTGTCTCTACAGGCTTGGAAGATGGCATAGATAAACCCATATGTGAAATAAGAAGGAGATAACACCCAATGAGTATGAATGAAAATATGTCCGAAGAACAGATTTTGGATCAGTTGTTTGAAGCAGCAGAACGTTTGCCAGAGGAGAATGTACGCATTCAGCGTCTGGATCTGCTGTTGACCTTGCGTGGACTGACGTCTTCCAAAGTGGATCACATTCGTGAACGCTGTACGATTCGTAAAACGACCAAAGGTCGCACCGAGGAAAAGGTGGATACCGAAACATTTAACGCGCTGCTCATTTCCGAAGCGACCGTGAAATTGAAAGTCCGCAGCCTGGAATTGTCCGGCTGGGGTGACACACGCATTACCGGCCGCATGAAGTTGTCCGGTGGCGAACAGGCAGTACGTCGTATGTTACTGGCTGGTGAATTGGATGCTGTAGGTGATAAAGTGCTGGAGCTGTCCGGCTTCGGTGTGGAGATTGAAGACCTAAAAAACTGATTCACTCCGGCGGGATGACCACGTTCCTGTATCACATGTGGGTGCGTCATCATCTCCGGCCCGGAGAGTTCTGGTCTTTGCCACGTGGAGAGCGCTCGCTGTTAATTGCGTTCTCGGAAGAGGAAATGTCAGCGATAACTTCGCAAATGAATCGATAACGAAATAGGGCAGGAGGTGAAAAAATGGCAGAAATGATTGTAGGTTTATCCAAGTCCAATGCGGAAATGCGGACAACCCTTCGTTATCTGGATCAGATCCAACGCTCAACCGAACGTCTGGGCAGAGTTCGTTACCAGAGTCTGATTAAGGTGAACAATGAACTGAGAACGACCGGACGCAGGTTGGAGCATATTTATAGTATGGCTGTGCGAATCAGCAGGCTGCGAATCACACCGACGATTGGGTTGATTGATAAGCTCAGTCCAGCGTTGGATCGCGCATGGGCGAAACTGAACAGTTTCAGGGACCAGATGGTGACGGCTTCGGGAACAGTATCGCTTGAGGTTCGGCAGAAGATCGAAGTGGCGATGGGCAAAGGAGGAGCTTCGGGTCCTACTATGGCTGTCGTGATTCAAAACAATAAAAATATCACTAATGCTACGAAGGAAGAAGATCCTAAGAGTTGGTTGGATAAATGGATTTTTGACCTTGCCGAAAAGGTTAATAGTTTGTTTGATGTATTTAATAACATCAAGGGAATATTTGATAAATTCAAAAAGAAAAAAGAAGAAAGTCCTGCATCTGATCCAACCAGAAGTCCAGCATCCAAATGCTGCTGTTGTACAGGTGGAAAGATGGGCAAAAACCGCAGAGTGCGTTCACCGAATGCAGATGGCGGTGGCTCAGATCGTGGCAGACGAAATTATCGAAGTGGTAGAAGGTCAAGTAACCGTTCGAATCGAGGCCCATCTCCAGTACCCAATCCTGTACCTGATACTCCAACTCCTCCGCCCGATCGCAACCGTAATAGGGGAGGAGGAAGAAGAATACGAGGAAGCGGTCGTTTAGGATTTGCGGATGGTGGATTGGGATCTTTAACCGACATGTTGGCTGGTAACGGATTGATGGATAATTTAAGTAGTGGTTTTGCCAAAGGAGCCAAAAGGTTGCTCGGACCCATCAGCATGATTGCTGATGTAGCGAATGTTGCAACGGCACCTCCCGAGGAACGGGGCCGAGCGGTGGGTTCGATGATTGGCGGCACAGCAGGTACTGCGATTGGTAGCGCCATCGGTAGCGTTCTTTTGCCTGGCATCGGGACATGGGTAGGTGGTGCAGTAGGTGGTTGGGCCGGCAGTGAAGCAGGCGGTTGGATTGGAGACAAAGCGAAGGATATTGGAAACTTTATGTCTAGTGCTACCGAGGGTGTAGGGGATGCATTGTCGGGTGCAGCTGATTATGTTTCTGAGAAAACAAAAAAAATCACGGATGGCATATCCGGCTTTTTTGGATTTGGTTCTAAAAAAGAAGAAAAGACGGTCTCGGCAGCAACGGTGGCTGCACCGTCGCAGGTACCAACAGGCCCGCAGATGGCACCTGCCTATATGCCACCGGCACTGACCATGACAGGCCCAACGGCTTATATGAACAGCAAAGTCGGTCAGCCTACATCTGCTGGATTCATGGGAACAAGCATGATGCAGAGCCAAGCGATGGCGCTTGGTAACGGTGCTCAGACGAATGGGAAATCGTCCACGATGACGGTACAGATATCTGAAGACCAGATGAGCAGTCTGTCCAGTTACTTGAAGGATTTCAAAACCGAAACTACCAATCAGATTGCGATCAATATTCCACCAGGTGCGGTGCAGGTAACCGTGCGCGAAAATGCGATTGATTATGACGCAGTTTCTCACCAGGTGGGGCAACGGATCTCTAACGAGTTCCGCCGTGCGATGCAAAATCGCAAAACAATTATGGCCTAAGCAGAAAGGAGGCCGCAGATATGTCAGTACTTGAAGATAAAGTTGGTCCTAACAAAATGTCATTTACGTTGAAGGACGGCAACACTCCATTTCAATTCCCAGTGAACCCTGAAGAAGTTAATATTTCCAGGTCTAAGGGATATGAAACGGTCAATATGTTGGAGCATGGCGAGTTTGATTTTGCACAAGGGGAGAAGGTGAAGGAGATCACCTTCTCTTCTTTTTTTCCCAAAAGATTTGATCCGTCCTATTGCATGGATGAAAAATCTTTTCTAGATCCACGTGTGGCGATGAATGTGCTGAACACCTTTCTGATCTCCAAAAAGCCGCTGCGTTTCATCATTTCAGAGACGGGCGTGAACGTGCCTGTTTTTATTGTTTCGCTTAATTCGAGCTTTCGTGGGGGGGAGACAGGGGATATTTATTTCGACCTGACCCTACGCACATGGCGGGATTCCAAGGTGGAAAAGGTGGGCTCTGCGGCATCCGGGAGCAAGTCAGGTTCTCGTACCGATTTGAAAAAGAGTAGCAAGACCTACACCGTCAAATCTGGCGACTCCCTGTCCAAAATAGCAAAGCTTGAGCTGGGCAGCAGTTCCAAATGGAACGAGATTTACAAGCTCAACGCGAAAATCATCGGAAGTGATCCAAACCGGATCAAACCCGGGCAAAAGCTGGTGATGCCATGACCTACAAGGTCATTGTCGACGACAAATATGACATCACCAAGCTGGTGGAGACAATTACGCTGAAGGACTCGCTGGACCAGATTGCATATCAGGCCAACATCCGACTGGCGGTGTCTGCATCTTCGGGTCTGCCTTCAATTTCACCCGGCATGGCGGTGCGGATTAGCGGGGTTCCTTTTGGCGAAAAATCCATGGTTCACTTGCTGCATCCTGCGGTCATCTGGGAGGTGGAAAGCTCGAACAGCGGCACCAAGCGGCTGTCTCTCACGGTGTACGACCGGATGATTTATCTGGAAAAATCGGAGGACGAGTTCCTGTTGCCTAAGGATCAGACCGCTACGCAACGACTTAAAACCTACGCCAAAGAGTGGAAGATTCCATACGCTACATTGCCAGAAACCAAGACAAAGCTGGGAAAAGCCGTGTATCGGTCACAGACGATTTTCTCGATGATGTTTGCCGATCTGAAAGAAACGGCGAAGTCCGGCGGGGAGATGTATCATCCACGGATGACACCCGGCGGGCTGCAGCTTTTCCAGGTCGGAAGTAATGCAAAGGTATACGAGCTGGATCGACTGATAGATATAACCCAGATGCGTACGCTCGAAGGGGCGGTTACCAAAGTTAAAGTCATGGCGGCGTCGGAGTCACCGAGCGGCAAAGAAGTTCCTTCCAAAGTGCTTGCGATTGAGCAGGATCGTGCGGAAGAACTGGGCACATTGCAAAAGCTGGTAGAGGACGATCAGGTGAAATCGACAACCGCCGCGAAAAAACTGGCGAAAAGTCATCTGACGGGTATTCAGGAGACCTTTACAATATCCGCACCGGATGTGAATACAATTCGCGCCGGGGATGCAGTGTTGTTAAAAGGACTGAAGCTGATCGTCATGTCGGTCAGCCGTGATTTGTCTGCCGGACCTGGAACGATGACGTTGGAACTGGGTACAGCTGAGCTGGTGAAAAGGAGGTATTACCTTGACTAAAGATGATCCGTATGGGCATTTTGCCGACGTCATGCGGGGCGCGATGAGCACGCATTCCCGTCAAGCCGTGAGCGGGCTGGGCGCGGTACTGGGCACGATGACCTCGTCCGGCGTGAAGCTGGATGATTTCAAGCACGAAGTGCAGGATTATCTCGTGGCCGAGTTGCCGGGCACACTTGGACTACCGGAGCGCGAGGCTGCTGGCGCGATCTCCGGTATACCTGACGTGGCAAACGGCGGAATGACGGGCACGGGACGGTTTCTTTTGCAAGAAGAGGAAGTGGAAGAAACGGTGTTGTCTCTTGGCAAAGGTCTGAAAGCGGGAGATCGTGTGCTGGCGATGCGCGTGAATGGCGGTAATGACATTGTGGTGCTGTGTAAGGTGGTGAGTGCGCATGCCTAGTTTGTTCCCGGAAACGGGTGTGGTCTGGGGAGATGAGGAGGACCTGTCGGGGGCGGCTTCGGAAGAGGTACGCTTTGGGCGGAGCTGGCGATTCGATTATGATGCAGGGGATTTTGTGCTGACTCCGAGTGGCAAAGTTGCTGCGGCTGGTGGGCATGAAGCCTGGGTGCAGTGGTGCATTAAGGCCGTGAAAACGCCACGTTACAGACATGTGATTTACTCCCGAAACTACGGGTCGGAGCTGGAAGATCTGGTGGGGCAGGGTGACAGCCGGGGTGTGATGGAAAGTGAAATTACCCGGATGGTGACGGAGACGTTGCTGGCTGATCCACGGACGGATTCGGTAGACCAGTTCACGTTTGATTGGAATCGGGAGCAGTGCATGTTCTCGTGCCGGGTGGCGAGTGTGCAGGAAGAGATGTTTATTCTGGAAAGTGAGGTGATCTGACGGGATGGCTGAGATTCCGCGTTATTTGGAGGACCAGACGGAGGAACAGATTATGCAGCGTATGCTGGATCGTCTGCCCGCGGATCTGGATAAGTCGGAGGGTTCGTTCCTGTGGGATGCGGAAGCTCCGGTAGCGTTTATGCTGTCTGAGGCTGCATTGTGGGCACAGGAGTTACTTCGGCGGGGGTTTGCAAGTACGACTGCGAGCAGTGATCCGAATTTTCGTTCGGAAGAGCTGGATCTGCGGGCAGGAGAGCACGGCATTACGCGGCGAGCTGCGGTGGCGGCACAGGGTGCAGTGAGGTTCGTCGGTGCGCCGGGTAAAGTGGTGTCTGCGGGAACGGTCGTAGCTACGCTCGCGGATGAAGTATCTGCTGAAGCTTCGCTCGAATATGAGACGGTGGGACGTTTGGAACTGGATGCAGAGGGCTCCGGGGTGGTAGGCGTACGAGCGCTTGTTGCCGGAAAAGAGAGCAATGTGCCTGCGGGCACGGTAACTGTGCTGTCTACACCTGTAAGTGGCGTGATCTCTGTCACGAACGTTGAGGTGATTAAAGGCGGTGCAGATATTGAGGCCGATACGGCGCTGTTGGAACGTTTTTATGCCAAAGTCCGAAACCAAGGGACAAGCGGTAATAAATCGCAATATGTGCAATGGGCCAGTGAAGTACCAGGTGTTGGTGCAACGCGGGTTATTCCGTTATGGCAGGGACCAGGCACGGTGGGATTGTATCTGTTGGACACGGAAAAACGTGCTGCGGGCACCGATCTGGTGGCGGCGGTACAGAAGTACGTTGACCCCACGCAAGATGGACAGGGTGAAGGCGTTGCACCGGCGGGGCCAGTGGTGTCCGTGATGCCAGCCGAAGAAGTGCCGATGAACATTCAGGTGAAGCTGACGTTGGCAAGTGATGCAACGTTGGCTGATGTGCGAGCATTGATTGAACGCGGGGTGACCGCGTATCTGAAACAGTTGGCTTTTGCCGATCCGCTCGTTCGTTACACCCGTATTGCCGCCATCCTGCTGGACATTCCGCCCATTATCGACTATTCGGAACTGACCGTGAACGGTGTGAGTGACCAGAATATTGAGATGAACGCGAGTCAGGTCGCCGTGCTGGGGACGGTGGATGTGCATGAGTAGTGTTGGGCAGATGGTGGATGAGGAAGTAGCTTTGGAGTGTGGAGACCAAGAAAGATTGGGAGAGGTACGCCGATCTGAGTTAGAGCTGGTGAGCGAGACGTTTCATGATGATGTGCAAGGAAGGGAGGGGACAGGGCATGAGTGCTCCTTCTATTGTAGATGTTGGACTGACGAGTGAGAAAGGGCGGGAGCTGTTCTCGTATTTGCCCAGGTATTATGAGACTTCTCGTGTAATGCAGGCCGATATGCAGGCCAAAGGCACCGAGATGGATCTGCTGTATCAGGCGCTGGATGAGACGCTGGAGCAGTTTTTTGTCCGCACGGCGACGTGGGGGCTGGACTTCTGGGAGCAGGAGCTTGGCATTGAGACAGATCGTCTCAAACCCGTGGAACAGCGGCGTGCCGTGGTGGAGTCGAAACTGCGTGGTGCCGGGAAGTTTTCGGGGAGACTGGTCGCGAATGTGGCTGAGGCGTATGCCGGGGGCAAGGTGGATGTAACTTTTCAGCCGGAAGCGTGGAGTTTTACGGTGAGCTTTGTGGATACGATGGGTATCCCGCCTAATATCGATGATCTCAAACGGTCAATTGAAGAACTGAAACCGGCCCATATGACCGTGGAATATGAGTATCGTTATATGATTTGGGACGATCTGGACAGCAAACAGATGACCTGGGATGAACTAGACGCCGCGTCTTTGACGTGGAATGAACTGGAGGTGTGGGCGTAATGCCAAAAGAAACAGATCGACTAAAATTGCCTCTCCCCTTGGGGAACGAGAACGTGACCCGGGAGAGTATTAACGGGATTTTTGAAAAGATTGACGCAGGCGTTGCAACACGTGAATCCATACTTATACCTGCGGAATCTGATCTTAATAGCTATATTACAGAAGGGGAATATTATTGCCCAACGAATGCCACAGTAGGAACTTTAGCTAATTCTCCAGTAGGAGTAGCCTTTCATTTGACGATAGAAAGACATGCTGGTGTGGTCCAAACTCTAACAACCTTTGAACCGAGTAACCTACAAGTTTTTCAAAGGAACTACTATGTCGGATGGGGTCCATGGAAAAAAGTACCTACAAGAGAGGAACTTGAAGATGTCATCCCCCAAGCAAATGCTAGTGCGCAGACATACGTCAACTCCAGACCGTGGCAAAAGTTCCCGTTAACCCAGGATACTGGTATGGAGAAAAGCTTGTCAGGCGGTTCAGGCTTAAATGCAGTCACTACACCAGGATATTATTACATTGTCAACCCTGTTAATGGACCTACTAGTTTCGGTAATTACCATATCGAGGTGGTGGCGCAGAGTGCAACCAACTTGATTCAAAAGGCAACTTCCGCTTCTGACCCACCTAATGTATATGTACGGAGCTTGGTAGGGACAACGTGGTCATTATGGGTCCTGCAAAATAAAAGAGTATGGGGGGCGTTGTGAGTGGCTGAAACACCTGTTTTATTATATGCCAATAATCTACCAACTCCAACGAATTCGGTCATTTATACAGCTCCAAGCAACAAGGTCGTCGTTTTAAAGTCGCTTATAATCTGCAATTTGCAGGACACGCCAATCATATTCCACATGCAAATAGAAGGGGTCCAGGTCGCAACGAGTAAAAACTTGCGAGCCAATGAAACTTTGGTTATTCCCATCGCTGATTTAGTATTAAGACCTGGAGCACAGCTTAGGGCTTGGTGTCCTTCTGGAGTTTGCACTGTTCGACTTTCCGGGGTTGAGCTTGATGGGACAATGGAACAGAATGGTTTATATTTAATTTCTACATCAGTGGGACAGAGTGGGAGTCCAAAAGAAATCATCACGCCGAGAGGCGTACCAAGTATTATTAAATCTATGGTTTTCTGCAACCCCACCAACACAACAGTGATGTTGGGAATGAGAATTGGTTACTTTGCCGACAACTACACTTTAATCAAAAATTACAAACTATCAGCGTATGAAACAATACACATCCCATTCGTTGATACTTTTCTACTGGGCACAGATACATTAACCGCATGGATCGATCAACCATTCATAACAACATGCCACATCGTCACAAAGGTGGTGACCTAATGCCGACACTTGATAATTATTCACTGAGCAATTACGGGTTGGGTGGGTTTGACAAGGACGCACCTATGAAATTGTTATATCAAAGTGCCGCCATCAGTTCTTCTAGCAACACATTGTCTTCCCTTAGTTTCGACCAACCACAATTCGCCGGACCCAATTTTTATTATATATCCGAAGTAAATCCTACTGGTGTAATACCAAAAATGATAATCGTCAGAAGAGATATTGGTGTGACAACAACCAGTGTATTTTTGAGAGATGTAAAAAACACATCGGGTTATTCCCTTTGTTTTTGTAGCGCGGCAGGAGGGAATTTCATTTCTATTTCTACAAACGCAACTTTTTATGTAACCACTAACTCAATAAGGTTGCCAGTCGCAGTTAACAGCACCAATTACATTTGGGAAGCATGGGGATGACATAGAGAGATAGCAGGGGGAAAGGGTGTGACGTTGTGAGTTGTGAAAGCTTTTACCGCATACTCATATTCCTCACAAATTCCGGCTTTCACAGCGGTAAAGATGAAAATGATGGGCGGCGGTTATAGATGTGGCTTATGAACTATTTTGTTTCATAATCTATTCAAACTAGTTTACTCAATTCGTTTAACAAATTCTCACATAGATACACAAAACCAAAAGAGGTGAAACCATGGAACGATGGGAAACCCTATGGAAATGGGGAATTGCACTCATGAGCAGCTCAGTAACCTACTTCTTCGGAGGTTGGTCAGGCGTCCTGGGTGTACTACTCGTGTTTGTCATCCTCGATTACCTAACGGGTATCGCGGCGGCGGGTATGAGTGGCAAGCTAGAAAGCAACATCGGCATGTTCGGCATCGCACGAAAGGTATTTATATTTGCAATGGTATCGGTGGCTCATCTGGTGGACGGTGTTCTGGGAGACGGACATTTGTTCAGGGATGCGGTCGCCTTTTTTTATATCGCAAATGAGTTGTTGTCCATTATCGAAAACGGGGGTAAGTTGGGCGCTCCAATTCCGCCAGTGATTCGGCAAGCCATTGAAGTGCTCAAGGGCAAAGGGGGAACCGGGGAACTTCCCGGTAACTTCTCCCCGAAGAGCAAAGATTCTTTTTCCAATCTAGAAACAGAGGATGTTGAATCTTCTGAAACTCAAGATAACGTTAAATAG